AACTTCTCGCCAAAAGCTTCCTTGACTCCTTCGGCCCCGAACATCATAAGATCGAGGGGAAGGAGGTCAGAAGCTGCCGAGAGGTCTGACGAGAGGACTTAGTTCTTAAAGTCCCTCAAGTCACATCCACGGAAAATCCTCGCGACGGCCTCTTGGTGGTCGCCCGTTAGGACGCCAGAGACGCGCGGATCCCTTTCAAGCCCGGCAAACAGCATTTTCCGCAACTTGTGAGCTAAGCGGGTAGTCGGTGCATCGTGTTTTGACACGATTCTGCACTTATTACCACGCTCGCGGGTTGGGACTACGCTGCCGCACGGTGATTCCAAGTCTTGTCTTGATAACAGAGCCGTCACATCTTACTAATGATTGTGAACGTTCTGCAACAAGTTGAGTTCAAGACGAGGGTCACTTCGCGATGCCATAGCGGCTTGGAAGATTTCTTCCTCGTAGGGGGTCGGTGCCGATCGGCTGTTCTTCCCAGAGAACAATGTGCGACCTGTTACCGAATCGCGAGTCACACTTTCACGAGTATCCAGGAACTACTGGTAGTTTCCGCCCTCCCTTCTGTTATGGGTGAGGCAGGAACCAGCCGAGTAGTGGGTCACGAGGTCGTTGAGGTCTTCAAGGCGGACGTGCTTAGCAGTCCACCTAGTGCAGAAGGCCTAGAAACGATCGAGAACCCGATCTGGAGTCTCATGGAAAGTGGTCAACGCCTGACGGTGGGCTTTAAGAGAGTCGACCAGTTTCGCGTCGGTTCCCTCTGGCAATGATCTTCCAATCATGCTGAGCTGAACACGGCCCGATTAACTGGCTATGACTTTTCTCAAAGCGCCACACAAGTGTCGAGCGAAGAACGACTTGCGAGGTGGAAGCAGGGATTGCAAGGCTGTGCTGCGACATTCGTCACAAGACGACTTGATTGTCTTGTAACAGTAGTCGGGGCCAGACTTGACGTACATGCGGCCTACTTTCCGCGCCATCTGCGCCAAACCAATGAGAGCATAGTGTCCAGCGTTTCCCCACACTGCAAGGTGAGTTACCCCGGCCCCTGCGATCGCGGCGAGAATCGATCTCCAAACAGAATGGAGGTTCTTCAAGTCGCGAGTCGGCAGGTCCCAGCCAGGGATTTTGCTCTTGCAAGCAAGGAAAGGCTGTACAGAGGTTCGAGAGGCGGGATCCCCCTTTCGAGGGGCGCCCTGTTACCGTAGAGCCCACTGCATCCGACAAGCGGACGCAATGGCAGACTTTGGTGACAAGGTGATGATCCAATCAAGGCTCAAATCCCCAACCGGGATGCGAGTTCGCTAGTTGTGGCGGGGTCTTGGTGGAACAACC